TGCAAACGGCGAGCTGGACATTCCCACGGAGCCGGAGTTCTACCTCGGCGAGGAGCTCATTATCCGCAGGGCGACCGACCCGAAGCAGAAGAAGCGCTGGCCGGATATGCCGGAGCGATGGATCCAGGTCCGCGGTATTCTGCCTTATGAGGAGTCGACCGCGCATCAAGGCGCAGGCGAGAAGGTCGCTGCGGGCGCCGGGAGCATGCTTCCGTAGAAAGGAATAACCTGTGCTCCTCTGGTCATATGCTCTAGGAATAGTCAACGTCCTAACGCTAGGCCTAGCATTTGCCGGGCGCAAGCTGATAGCCGCGATAGTCAGCATACTAGCCCAAGGGCCCTGGACTTATTACGACCTGAGGACACACCAGCCAGGTTTTCTGTTTATCAGCGCAGGTAGCCTTACAGTATGCGCCATGACTATATGGAAATGCCGCTGTAAGGCTACCTCAACACAACATGGGCCGGAAGCGCAAGATTAGGGTCGCTCCCTAACACGGGTTTGCGGGTTCGAGTCCCGTCCGGTCCACGGAAAGGAACATATATGGACGACATACCTGAAGAACAATCTGGTAAGCTTCTAGTAGCCGCCGTAACGGCGCACGAATTCTATACAAATCTCCTAACGGCCGGTTTCCCTGATGGCCATGCGCTGTACCTAACTGGCCAGCTCGTCGAGTCTATGACTAGGACTGGCGCATCCTAAAGGAACATATATGGATAGCATCTCGCCGAAACAGTTCAATTTTCCGAGACCCGACTGGGTCATACTTGGCATGACACAGCCAAACGGCCTCGGTGTGCGTCTAATCGCTAGCGAGCAGCTGACACTAGCCCAGCTGGAGGCTAAGTTCGACCATATGCCTATATGGGATGGGGCACTAGAACCGGTACGATATCGGATGACTAGTTATAGCATCGAGCTCATGGTCGGCATGCGTACGTGTCGTATGGTAGACGGTCCAGACTATCCGACATGCTTCAAGGACCTATTCGGGACCTGGGCGCCGCAAGCACGTATAGCCATCGAGGAGTAGTACAATGTCTAGTCTAGGCGGATACATCAGCCAGCTGGAGACGGAAATACATGACGGGCTGACCTTGATGCTAGAACATTCAGCTCGAGGCAAGTATACTCTGGTGGCTGAGGGAGCGAGCCAACTACGGCTGCTAGCGGTCGTGATAAATGACCTGAAGCACATTCATACGACAGAGGAGTAACCTTGTACCGAATAACCAAAGATTTCGAATTCTCCGCTTCACACCGCCTTCACGAACTACCAGAGGACCACCCGTGCTCAAGACTTCATGGACATAACTATACTGTTCGGCTGGTCCTAGAAGCCGACGGACTTAATAATGTCGGCTTCGTACGAGACTATCGCGAACTGGATAAGTTCAAGCGCTGGCTGGACGATACATTTGACCACCGCGACCTCAACGACGCAGTATTTCAACCTACGGCAGAAAACCTAGCGCGTGAAATCTTCCAAGTCGCCGTTAATATGTATCCGGAAGTATCGGCCGTCGGTATCAGCGAGACGCGTAAGACATGGGCATGGTATATGCCCGATATACTACCGATCGCAGACCGCATTATGGCCTTCTTCGAGGCGGTCGCGGAAGGGCCACACGATACGGCTGACCGTCGTCGCCTCATACAGATACTTTCCGAGCTATTCTTCCCTTCGGCATCCGTTGACTAAGACACGAGGGGCAGTATGCCACGGATTAGATCTCATATTCCGAAAGCGCTACTAGGGAGCGCCGTTAATCGAGCAGCGGCGGCGGCCGCGAGGCCAACGGGTATTGATCGGGAGTATATCAAGAAAGCGCTAGGCAGGCGTAAGCAGCGTACCAATCAGCGCGCTAAGCGGGCAGCGGATCTCTATGCGATCAGTCGTGAGGTTAACCCCTCGCCGGACCATCAAGCGCGTGCTAGGCTCCAAGACGCCTATTCGCACGACTGGGACAAGGCGCGTAGTGCTCCAGGCCTGCCCTCTTATGGAGCTATGCAAGATCAGGCTAGAGACAATATAGGCGATGTACAGGACGTACTATGAGCATACACGAACAGCCAGGTATGATGGAGCCGAATCCGAACTATCGGCCCGACGAAGTCCCTACAACACTGAAGCGTCTTATAGAGGAGCGCTTGCCCGCCCCTACAAAGGCCGCAAATGATGTGGCAGTCTTTTATAGCACTGAGGACGTGCTAGCTAAGGACCGACAGGACCTCCTAGACAGCATGTCTCCCGAAGAGCTCATCGACGCGTTCCTTACTAAGACCTGCGGTGATGCCTACGATCCGGCCAGCCAGCATATGAAGGGGACAGCCAGCCGCTTTACCCGCATGATGCAGGAGCTCACCAATGGTAATGAGGAATGGGAGTTTACAACCTTTGATTCCGATTCTACCGAACTCGTGATCATGAAGGACATCCTGTTCACGAGCATCTGCGCTCATCATATCGCGCCGTATAGCGGCGTCTGCCATGTCGGGTATATCCCAGACGGGAGGCTAGCTGGTCTGTCTAAACTAGCTCGTCAGGTGCGGTCTTCTGCGCATATGCTCGGCAATCAAGAAGACCTAACATGGGCAATCGCGCACACGCTGGAGGACCGCCTGGAGCCTAAGGGCGTCGCTGTTATCATGAAGGCGACACACTCATGCATGACTATCCGCGGAGCACTAGCTCACGGGACCGCTACGATCACCTCCTGTATGCTAGGAGTGTTCGCGACTAACGAACATGACGTCAAGAATGAACTGCTCAAGCTCCTGAATGGAAGTTCCTGAATAGTGCAAGTCGCTCTAATCGCTCCCGGTTCGATGATTCAGTACTGTAAGGGCCGACGTTGCCAGATGGCCTTGGCGGGCGAGCTCGTTAAGCCATACAGTGTCTATCATGAGTTTCATAATTTCAACGGCGGCAGGCTCCGTGTTATGGATAACGGCATCTGGGAAGCCGAAGCCGTCTCGGATAGTGTCCTCGTTGGTCTCGGTCTGGATTACGGCTTCAATGAACTCATCGCGCCCGACGTTCTTAACGATCCCGACAAAACCTTCGCGAAGACCTACGATTTTCTCCATTACCTGCCTCTCGTATTCGAGCCAAAGATAGCGGTCGTCGTCCACGGGCAGACTCAGCGACAGGCACAGGAGTTCATCAGGAACATACACGCGCTAAACGATGCGCGTGTTACGACGCTCATGATCGGCCGGGCTTTTAGCCGTCATGTAGGCAATCGTACAGCCCGTTACACACTAGCGGCATGGATCAAGCAGGAATTCGGCGACCGCTATCAGATCCACCTGTTGGGGTACAATGATCCCTGGGGGCCTGCCGAGCTGGCTGCCTGCCAAGGAATCGTCCGCAGCATGGACACCGTCGCGCCCTTCACCGCTGCCCTAGCCGGAGTTGCGATTGACTCACCGGCGTGCCAAGCTGCGGCCCCGCCTAGGCCTGCAGACTACTTCGACCTACCGACAACTGCATTCCCTAAGCATCTCGTGGAACACAACATCGAAGTACTCGATGAGTGGGCCGGAGCTATCGACTGGAGGAACAATGGCTGACGTTTCACCTCGCTCTAAGATACTCCATGAGGCCGAGAAGGTCATCACGGGCGATCGCAACGAACAGTACGGCAGCGCCTATGAAGTCATGAAGCGTCATGTCGACATCCTCAATGCACTAGGCTACCGGCGCAATAGAGGGGAGCTACTACGGCCGTATGATACCGCTGTTATACAAACCGCCCTGAAGCTAGCTCGTCTAGTCGGGAATCCGGTGTATAAGGATAACTGGCTGGACTCTATCGGCTATAGCGCCATCGGCTGGGAAGCTATAGTTATCGATCCAGAACTGCATGAGGGAGAGCCGTTCATTGAGTAATGAACCCTCTAGTAATGTTGAGGTCATAATCGGACCCGCGGACGAACGTTGTGGTATCCCTATCAGCCAGCCGTGTCCAGCCTCAATATGGCTACTAGGAACTCCGGCGAACTGTAAGCGAGCAGGGCCACATGAATGGCATGCGGTCGTTATCGAGTGGTCTACTAACGGCACAGGCGCTCAGCCTATGGAAGGGAGCAGTAATGTCTGAATATACAGACAAGCAGATCGAGCGGGATATTCAGGACGCGAACCTAACCGCGCCGCGCGTTACTCCAGACAAGCTAGACGCTATCATCGCAGACGTCTGGTACGGCATCATTCCAGCTACGACGACGACGATCTGCGCTCTCAAGCTGGAGAACGGCTTCGTGGTCGTGGGCACTTCAGCTTGTATCAGTCCGGAGAACTTCGATAGCGAGCTCGGGCAGAAGATCGCGCGCCAGAAAGCACGGGACCAGCTCTGGCAACTGGAAGGTTATCGGAAGAGGGCCGAACTCCATAGAGCCCAAATCATCAGTAACCCGCGCCAGGCATATGACGACTGGATCGATAATGGCGCGGGATGCGTTTACGCAGGCGATATCGACGTCCGTGACGGCTTCATCGCTGGATACGAGGCGCGGGACTTCGAGATACATTCTCTACCTTCCAGCAGCTGATGACTGAACTAGCTATACCTGAGGATGGCGTCGAGGCCCTAGAGCTTCGGCGCCATCCGCTGGCTAAATGTGCACAATGCCCATTCTTCACGGACGACTTTGACTACGTCGCCAGCACCGGGCCCGAGAAGGCGAGTATTGCCTTTGTAGGGCAGAATCCTGGTAGCGCAGAAATCCGCACCGGCATACCCTTTATGGGACCTTCAGGGCGCCTGCTCAATAAAGTTCTGGAGCACTATAAGATACCTCGGGACGAGATCTTTATCACGAACGCTGTTAGCTGTACGCACAAGCGGGACAATACTATTAAGCCTCCGCCTGCAGCGATCGCGGCCTGTCGGCCTCGGCTATTGGCAGAACTAAAAGACCACAGTGTCAAGCAGGTTGTTACGCTAGGGAACGTTCCTTCCCAGGACCTGTTGAGAACCAGAACAGTTATCTCGAACCTTAGAGTCGGCCCGTACCGTGAGAACGAAGCAGAACTGCCTGGCGTGAAGGTTATACCTACGTTCCATCCGGCGGCCTGCCTACGGTCGTCGGCATCGTTCCCTTCGATGGCCAATGATATCGGTAAGCTGGTAACCCAGCCACCTCCTTGGCAAGAGCCGTACTTCACTGTCTGGGATACGGAAAAGGGAGCCCTGAGGGCTATTGCAGCCTTGAAGCGGCTGTATAAGCGATTTACTGTCGACATAGAAACGGATCTGGACAAGGAGAAGACCTTTGACCACCCCAACAAATACAAGCTGCTATGTATTGGACTGGCTTGGTCCCGTACACACGCTATTGTCTTCGGGATCAATGCTTGTCGTTCCAAAGCCGTCAGGGCAGCCCTCGCTGACCTTCTTGGTCAGGATGACGCCGAGTGTATTTTCCAGAACGGGAAATTTGACATTGCGGGCCTTTACGCGAAAGGTATCCGTGGTCTCCGCATCTGGCACGATACAATGTATGAGTCGTACGTACAGGACGAACGTTCTGGAGTCCATGGGCTGAAGTATCAAGGCGTCGAGAAGCTAGGCTGTCCTAGATGGGATGAGGAAATTGAGAAGTATCTCGGGCGAGGTAAGCAACGCCGTTATGGAACAATACCTAAGCCTATCCTGTACAAATATAACGCATATGATACTGCAGCTACGTATGCTCTCGATGAATACAATATGGAGCTCATCACAAATGACGACTTTGTCGAGCCTATTGCCCGAAGGGCCGACGGAGAAAGATGGGGATTGGCCCGTCTGCACAAGTTCCTATGTTTTGCTGCCCAAGAGTTCGTCTATACCGAGCTGAACGGCTTTCAGGTTGACCTAGAGTATAACAAAAAGCTGCAGGTAGAGTACCGGGCCGAGATCGATCACCTCGAGGCCATTATGACGCGCGTCGTCGGGCCGGTCAACCCTCGCTCGCCGCTACAGGTCAAGGCCGTACTTCATGAACTAGGCGTCAGCGTTCCCAAGAAACGCAATGTCAAAGGCGAAATGGCAGAAACAACTGACGCTGAAGCATTGCAGATCATGCTCGAACGGGAACGTAAACGCCCAAGTAACCCGAAGCTGCTGCGGGCGTTCGTTCAGGACAAGAAGGGCAAAAACGTACTCGGCCCGGAAGTCGTCGTTGTCGAAAAAGACCCGGCTGTCAAATTTCTGGAGGCACTCCTTGCGCATAGAAAAGTGTCAAAGCTTGACGGAACGTACGTATCTGGCCTACGGAAGTATGTTGACAATGGTCGAGTATACATCGGTGCCATTCAGCTACATAGTACGACTACAGGTCGTCTATCCCAACGTAAGCCTTCCCTACAGGTCATTCCTCGTGGGGACAAGCTCCGACGGCAATATTGTGTTTCCAATCCAGACCATGTTCTTATCGAAGCCGACTACAAACAGTTGGAACTGCGAGTCCTGACCTGGCTGGCCCGCGAAGAGTACTTCCGCGAAATCTTTAGCGACCCATCACGCGACTTGTTTAATGAGCTGGAACCGGTCATTAAGCCGGAGCGGTCCAATCGCGCTGTTACATCTAAGAAAGACCGCAGGAACGTTATTAAATGTTTCGTTTATGGCCTCGCCTATGGTCGAGAGGCGCAGAGCATTGCTGACGAACTAGGTATTCCAGTCCATATTGCGCAGCAAATGCTCAAGGACTTCTTTAAGGTCATCCCAAACATTGTACGCTTCCGTGAAGAGACCAAGTGGCAGGCCCTATCTGGCAAGGATCTAGTTACGCCATTTGGCAGGCGTCGTCGATTCTGGCTCATCACGGATAGTAACAAGAAGGACATTGCAAATGAGGCCTGTGCCTTTTACCCTCAGAGCATCGGCTCTGATATTTGCGTACAGGCGTTTACATGGTTGCGTCCGATGCTCAAGGGCAAGGCTTGGTGCCGTAATACAATTCATGACGCCCTTTATTGGGAATGCCATCAAGACAACCTGCTAGAAGTATCTACCTTGGTGCGCAGTACTATGGAGGCGTCCGCACGTGCAGTTATCGGAGACTATGTGCCGCTCCCAGTTGATGTCGAAGTAGGGCGTAACTGGGGCGATATGATCAAGCTAGAGGAGTGGCTAGATGGAAAACGACCCTACCCCTGTGCCATCGTCCCGTATACCGGCGGATCTCCAACACTGCAGATGTCCACGGCATCCTGACACGCCCTGTTGGATGAAGATGACCCAGGAAGACCTACTCTGTAACACTTGCCGGGGAGGTCAGTGTGTAGCTATTCTAGAGCCAGCTTGGCTCCGCGGACATTGTGCTCCGGCCAAGTTCGAGTTCGGCGAGGCGATACAGATTATAGTCACGCCAGGGGACACTCTAAAAGATCAAGAAGGAGGGGCTAGCTTTTGTCGATGAGGGTATGATATAATTAAGCTATAGCCAAAAAAGAAAGGTGTAGCGAAATGCTCAGCTTCAGTAACGGCGCCGGCCAGACAACCGCTCCGGGCGGTCCCAAGCTCAGCGCTGATCAGGCGCTAATAGAGCAGTACCGTCAGCATCAACTGAAGGATATCTAGTATGGACAAGTCCTCGCATAGCCACACGAATAGCGGCTATGCTGAAGTCGCAGGGCGCAAGTCATCCTACAGCGTCAATGGCGGCGCTTGTGTAGAAGTAGCTATCCAGCATGAAGTCCTTATTAGAGATACACAGGACCGCGATAACCCAGACCGCATTACAGTAAGCATCCCTTTTGTATCCTGGGGGCGCTTTCTAGACAGCTTGAGGTGACCCGTATGGGAACGATCACAAACCGGGAGATCATCGACGAGATTATCGCACACAACGGCAGCTCTCCTGGAGACCCCCCGGCAGTGGCGACCATCAAGATCGTCGAGTATGAAAACAGCGGCGAGACTGTCTGGGGAACGGTCCTACACTGCGAAGTCGGCCTAGGTATGGCCGACCGCTATGAGGTCGAGAGCGTTGCCATTAAAAACCCTCGAGTAATCTGGACACGGTCCGACTACGGCCAGATCATGAAAGACATCCCTACATATTATTACTATGAGCTAGCTCGCTACGATAGTATCAAAGTGCAGCTAACTTCAGGTCATGCCATTGTCGTTCGTGGCGACGGTATGGCCTCGGTAGTTGAACCTGAGCAGCGTGTCCCGCATACTGTTTGGAGGTTGCCCAGCTTACCACGCTATCCCAATACAGGCGCCGACAGCCTGACGCCTGTATTGGACTACTTAAAGGACTCACATGACAGCAATACTCGACTGGATAGCAAGAGATTGGCCTTGGTTCTTCATACTGATGGTCCTAGGCGTCTTCGAGGACGTGAGGGACTTTATCGTCGATACGCTCCGAATGCTTACAGAGGCAGCATCTCGCGAGAAGATGCGCGAGCTAGAACTACAGGGTCGTCAGCTCGCCAGCCATGCGCAGCAGCTACTACCGGAGGCGTATCCGCACGCGCGGTGTCATGTCGTACCGGTCATATCGAGCGACAAGGTGGTAGCGTTTCTCTGTAAGGACCATGACGTACAACTAGCGTCCGACTGGGGCATCCGCCAAGAGGACCTAGAGAAGCTGCAAGGTAGGGAGATGGATGACTAATGCAAATTGACTATGAGCGACTCCAGAAAGCCTTCATTATGGCTAGTAGCGAAGTCGCCGATGAGTTCTACCCTAAGGACGAATACCTACTGGACAGGGACACTGGACAGCCAATACTTGATGTACGTGGTGACCCTATCAAGACAGTACGTTCTATGCGTCGCGGCGAGTATCTCCGCGATCAGGCAGTGCTGTTCACGAGACTATGTCAGCTTCTAGGGCTGTCCGATGGGTAATCAACAGCCCGACAGCTTGCAGCAATCGCTCGACGCCGTTCTAGCCTTGCGCGAACTTATCCCAGAGGCGCACCGTGCTATCAAAGACCTACGCGCCACACTTAAAGAGTTCCGCAAGCTTGAGGCAGGACTGCCGCGCGAGGTAGAAGCCGAGCTAGGCAGCATCGTTGCTGAGGGCCTCAGTGATTACGAAACCAAGCTGGAGGCCGCTATAGCCACGGGTACAAAAGCCGTACAGCGCCGCTTCGATCTATTGGGGGCACTCCTACTCGGTGAGGACCCTGAGACGGTTGCCAATGCTGAACATAGTATCCCTGAACTAGTCGACCTGATTGTAGAAGCGCAGAAGACGCGGTCTAGCCCGGCAGCGTTTCTCAAGCGCGAACGCCTTAGGCTAGATCTGAAAGGTCAGTCCTGACCCGCCGGCGGACAGAGCAGGCCAGGACTGACGTCTTAAGGGGGTTACTTCCAGGTAATACCGCCATCCGCGCTGGTGACCGGCCGCGACTTAAGCTCCGCGTTGACAGTGTATAGCGTAACACCTTGGCACGTTGCAGTCGCGACCGGTGCGGGCTTATGTGCGACGTTCTGCAGCCAAGCAGCACTGAATACATCGATATCATACGGGCCGGCGTTCTTGATCTGTACCGCATGAATCGGGAACGGACCTCCGGCGGTACTAATTTGCGCTATCCCGACGGCCTGTGTCCAGTTCCAGTCTGCTATGAAGAGCCCAATAGAGCCGTTAGCCAGGCCTGCCGACGTGAGTTTATTAGCGACCGGCGTCAGGTTAGCTTCGCTGAGGTAGATGAGAGGCGTCCGCTGTAGAGGCCGAGTAGCACCCTTGAAGTTCGCGAGTGCGGCCTCTGCCCAGCCGACTAGGGTGGCAAGAGTAGCCGCGCCATTCTCATAATCGAGGACGTCAGCAGTCTCGTCGAGTGGAGTGTTACTCGGCGACTGGTCGATCTGTACCCAGCCGGGATGCGCGACCTTATCCGCATCAGTCCAACAAACACTCGGGGAGCCGGTGCAGTAGCCTGCAGCCTGTCCCGTCTTTGGGGCCGATGCGATGTTTGCATGGGTAAC